GGAATAGATGTGAGTAGCTTACCTGAAGATGCTACAAGATTGTTAGAGCGTGCTTCAGAGCTCATCGACTACATTACAAGAAATAGGGTTGATGTTTCTATTATTAAACATGAAGAAGCAGCTAGGAAGGCGACCTGTGCACAATATGAATGGTGGGCAGAAGTTGGTGATGAACTCGGTTTAATGAGCCAGATCAGTTCAATGTCAATTGCAGAGTTTAGCTTCTCAAATGGAGGTTCATCTCAACAAAGTAAGCTAAAAACAGTTGCAACACGTGCTGAGCAATATCTTTATCTAGCAGGATTGTTATACAGAGGAGTTGGGCTAGTATGAAATTACCCAAAGCTTTGCAGCCTCATGAGGTGGAGGTAAAAGCTTATCTTGGGAATAGTGCGAGTGGACCAATCTATGCAGATCCTTTTACTGTAAATGGTTACTTTCAAGAGACACATAAACTTGTTGAAAACGATGAAGGTGATGAAGTAATGAGCAACTCTCAATTTTTTACTTCAGAACATCTTGATATTGAAGCTAAGTCTCAAATAACATACAAGGATAAAAAGTATGATGTAATCACAACATCAACTAAAACAAATGCACTCACGGGTCTTACAACTCACATGTCAATTCACATGAGGTGATAATATGAGCTTTAAATGGTATGGAAAGAAAGTAAAGAAGCAAAATAGAAAAGCAGCCAATAAAGCCCTTTGGAAATATACAGAAGCAGTACTCACACAAGCTAATACAAAAGTTCCACATGATGAAGGTACTTTAGAAAGAAGTGGTATTGTATCTCAAGCAAAACTACCTAATGCTCAATCAATTTTTAGTCAAGCAGATAGTGGTACTCCAAATGCTAAGTTCAATTTTGCTAAAGGTGAAATGCGATTCTATATTTCTTATAATACTCCATATGCAATTACTCTTCATGAGTCACCTGTAGGAGAGTTTAACTTTCGTGATAAAGGTGAAAACAAATGGTTAGAAAAGGCTGCTAAAGAAATGTCAAATAAGATGGAAAGTATGACTGCTAAAGAAATGAAGAAGTGGTTGTGATATAAATGCTAATTAGAGAATTATTACAATATATTGGGGATAATATAACTGACCTCACTTATGATAATGTTGGAACAACAGGAAATCTATTTGAAGAAGTATTACCACAAACTCCTGATCTTGCAGTAATGGCAGAATCAACTGGTGGATACCCCAAAGATATGCGGAACACAAAGTACTCGTTAGGAACAGTTAGATTTATTGTGAGAGGCACACAGAATGCAACTCAAGCACAGCAAGTAGCAACTGATATAATAACATTAATAGGTAGTTTTGGCAGTGCTTACTTCGTGTCTGGTGGACTCAGGATAGTTAGTTGTCAAGCAATCCAAGGTTATCCAATTAATATTGGTCGTGATGGAGAAGGAAGACACAGATTTAGTATCAACTTTGACATAGAAATACAGGAGGTGTGACATGAGTTTAGGAAAACAGTTAGCAAGACTATTTGAATTTAAAGTAATTTCTGTGAATGAAATATGGGCAGTTGATACAAGTTATTTGATTAATAATGTTGTATCCAAAAACGGAGTATACTATAAATGTATTCAATCTCATACTTCTGCATCCACAAATGAACCTGGAATCGGTGAAGATTGGCAAGATTATTGGCAAGAACTTGACAGTGAGTACCTTCATATAAGTGGTGTGACGTCTTTTAGTCCCTCACAAGAAAAGAATGATGCTGATACAACTGATTTTGATAGTGAAGGCTGGATTGAACATATGGTAGCTTCGAGAGGTTTAAGCTTTGAAGTTGAAGGTTATTATATAGAAGATGAAAACAATGGAGTTAGAGATATTGGTCAAGAAAGAGTAGAAGAAATTGGTCAATTAGTTGGAAGTGGATCAACAAGTTTATTTAGAATTATAGAGCCGTCAGGAACACCAATAAGTTTTGAAGGTTCTGTGGACTCGCCAATGTTTGGTCAATCAACAGGTGGAGGAAATGATGACCCAGCAGGATGGAGCTTTACGTTAACAATTACTAGTGACCCAAGATTGATATAAAATACAAGGAGGTAGATTAAATTGGCTTTAGGAAAACAATTAGCAAGATTATTTAACTTTTCGATTGATGATGGAACTAGTGCAATGGTCGAAATAAAAGGAATTACATCTTTTAGTCCCTCACAAGAAAAGAATGATGCAGATCTTACAACTTTTAGCAGTGCAGGTTGGATTGAGCATATAGTAGCTTCAAGAGGAGTTTCATTTGAGATTGAAGGTTATCATATTGAAGATGAAGGAACTGGTGATAGAGATCCAGGACAAGGACGTATAGAAGAAATTGGTCAACTTGTTGGAAGTGGTAGTGTTGTTCCATTTGAGATGACCTCACCTGGTGGAACTGTAGTTACAATGAATGTATCTGTGGACGCTCCAATGTTCGGACAATCGACAGGTGGAGGAAATGATGACCCAGCAGGCTGGTCTTGTACACTAACAGTAAGTGGAAAACCAACAGTAGCATAAAATATAAGGAGTGATTAAACATGGCTGATTTAGGTAATTTAACTGAATTTGTAGAAGAAGCAGAAGGTGAAGGAACTAAATTCACTTATAAAGATGTTGACTGTGAGATACCAGCTTCTCCCCCGCTGAAAGCGATGGTAAAAGCTCAAAGTTTAGTTCAATCAGAAGGAGCAGCTGCAGACTTATCACAAACTGATTTAATAGAGATAAATAAATTATTTTTAGGTGAAGAGACTTATGAAAAGCTAGTAAATGCAGGTATCTCAATTAAGGGCTTTGAAGCATTACTAACTAAGAAGATATTGCCTAATATTTATGGATCAAATGAGGACGATCCTGATACTGATAATGATGATGATACAAAAAACTAAAGAACATTGATATAGCTGAAAGTTGGGGCTTAATTGAAGCTGACTTTCAACGTGAGTACAATATAAACCTTATTGATGAATATGAGAGAATGAGCTGGAGACGTTTTCTTGTATTACTTAGAGGATTAGGTCCTAACTCAGCATTAGCTATATCAATGACAGATGATGACAAAAATGTAGCACAAAAAGATAGAAAGCCTGATGAGTTTGAGAATGATGAAGATGCAGAAAACTGGTTATTAAGCCAACTTGGAGTAAAGTAGGTGAGTAATAAATGGGAGTAAAAGTTGGACAATTATATCAAGAACTAACAATTGATGATAAGAAGTTTAATAAAAAGCTTGGTAGAGCTAAGTCCAAAACTAGCAAGTTGTCAAAAACAATGAAGAAAGGATTTTCAGTAGCAGCGACATCTGCAGCAGCAATTGGAACTGCATTAGCAGCAGTAGCAACAGACGGGATAAAAGAGTTTACAAAAATGGAATCTGGTATGAGTGAAGTTTTCACATTGTTACCAAAGGCCAGTGAAAAGATGAAAACAAAAATGATTAAGGATATGCAGAATTTGAGAATGGAATTTGGGATAACAAGAGAAGAAGGAGTTAACGCATTATATCAAGCAATTTCAGCAGGTATTCCAGAAAAGAATGTCTTTTCATTCATAGAACAAGCAAATAAATTGGCTGAAGGTGGCGTTGCTGATCTATCTGATAGTGTAGGAGTGTTAGCAACAGCAACAAATAACTATGCAGATGTTGGATTAACAGCAGCAAATGCATCTGATATATTATTTACAGCTGTTCAAAAAGGTGTAACTTCGGTACCAGAATTAGCTACTTCTCTAGGGAAGGTTATTCCCAATGCAGCATCGGTAGGGGTAACGTTTGATGAAGTAGCAGCTTCAATGAGTACACTAACAAGTCTAATGGGAAAAGGAAGTACGGCAGAAGCAACAACAAGGTTGAGAACAATGCTTGATGAATTAGCAAAAAGTGGAACAAAAGTTAATACATCTTTCAAAGAAGCTTCTGGGCAAGGTTTTAGAGACTTCATTGACAGCGGTGGAACTTTACAGGAAGCAATGCAGCTTTTGAAAAAACAAGCAGATGATACAGATGTAGGAATTAATGATTTATTTGGTAGTGCAGAAGCTGGGCAAGCAGCATTATTGTTAGCAGGAAAAGGTGCAAATAAACTTAATGAGGACTTAGACGCAATGGAAGAATCAGGGGGGGCAGCTGATGAAGCGTTTTTAACTATGATGGACACTTCAAAAGCATGGCAGAATAGATTAACATCTGCATTCCAAGTTGTTAGAGAAAAAATAGGGGAAGAACTACAACCTTATTTTCAAGCTCTTGTTGAATGGTCTGTCCAAAATATGCCGAAAATAGTTGAGAAAGTAGAAGAAATAGGGCCTGCAATTGAAGATACATTGGACTTTTTAGACCCAGTCTTAAAAGGTTTTAAATTAATGTATTCGGTTGTCAAAACTGCGGTAGATGCTATTGTTGATGTCTTTATTCAGTTATATTTTATAGGAGATTTGATTAAAAATGCACTGCAATTAGGCATACTACAGATGACTCTAGGGATGGATGAGTTAAAATTATTAACAGCTAAAGGCATACATACAATAATTAAATGGTTTTCTAGATTAAGTAGTATTCCTGGACCAGTTGGCGATGCATATGATGGTATAGCAAAAAGTTCAAAAAAAGCACTAGGAAAAATAGAAACAAAAACAGCAGAAACAAAAAAGAAATTGGCTAATAAAACAAATGATATAGCTCTTAATATTACTGAAATTGGAATAGCTTTTAGTGACAGTGGAAAGCGTACAAAAGAAAATATAGATAATATGATAGATGATTTTATAAATCTAATGGGTAGTTCTGCTGATGTAAAAGATGAAGTAATTAAAAACAATAAAAAACAATCTAAAAGTTTTAAAGACCTAGCTGATGAAGTAACAGAAACAAACAAAGCAATTGAAGATGGAAAAGATGATGAAGAAGATGGCAAAGATAACGGAGATGGAGCTGGTTCTCTACTAGATACGTCAGTCTTTGGCAACAAAGGTAAAAAGGGCGGTCAAGCATTTGGAGAGCAATTCACATCTGGAGTTCTCAATACAATTGATTTGATGACACCAACTGAAAAAGCAATAGCAGCAGGATTAAAAGTGCAAAAAG